CAAGGCAGGAAATTGCTAGATTACAACGAGATCCGAACTTTATGAAGCAATACAATGACAGCGAGACAGATGGACATCAAGCTGCCATTGAGAAGATGCAATCATTGTTTGGGTTTGCATATCCGGAGACATAAATGGGAAAAACTAAAATGGGCCTTTGGGCTAATATACACGCTAAGCGTAAAAGAATAAAGGCCGGTTCTGGTGAGAAAATGCGGAAGCCGGGGTCTAAAGGGGCCCCGACTGAAGCTGATTTAAAACGATCACAAACTAAAAAAGCATAAGGAGGTAAATATGCCAAAAGGTAAAGGCTACGGCAAAGGCAAGGGCGGTAAAAAGAAATGAGTCAAGTCGATGTCAATGTTTCTAAGAAAAAGAAAGCTGGTAAGACTAAGATGACTCAAGGTACCGGCCCTTCTCAGACTCAAAAAGAACGTTTTATTAAAGCCTTTGGCGATAATACTTTCTTTGGAGCTGGTAAATCTATGGGTATGGGTGATAAACTATTAGCTCAATATAAATCAAAAACGAAGAAAACATAATGGCAAAGACTATTAAGATAGGGTATTTAGACGACGAGTTTCGTAAGACTAAAATGGGTCGTACGTCAAGTACTCAAAAGAAATATAACGAATACCAGAAGCGTCTGGCAGAGCGTCTAGCTATACCATCTAGCTATTTAGACGCCGCTGATGCTATGATTAAAAAGGTTGGCAAGAAAGATCCTGTTGTAAAGAGGATGGAAAGTCAAGCTAGAGGTAGAGGCGTCACTAATCCTGAAGCAGCGATTAGGGGTGCTGAATTTGCAGGTTATTCTGGGGCTGATGCTCAAGGTATTGTTCGCCGTGCAGCGGGCAAAACTACAGGCACAAAACTCGGAGGATAGTTTACTTAACGCCAAAAATGCGTTAGAGTAATATCGGGTAGCGGTTTTACCGTCCGAAGTCAGAGCATGCCACGACTTAAAACGGCAAGCAGAGGTCCGCAAGGGCAGCCGAAGCGATTAATGTAAATATGTTGAAAGGAGGAAAGCTATGAGCTTTCAAATCACGACAGCCTTTGTACAGCAGTACAAAGCAAACGTCGAGCACCTCCTGCAGCAGAAAGGCTCCCGCCTACGTCCGTACGTGAGGGTCGAGACTCAGTCAGCTGAGTTTGACTTTTATGACAGAATTGGCGCGACTTCTGCACAAGAGGTTACTGGACGTCACCAAGATACTCCGCTTATCAACGTACCGCATGACAGACGTAGAGTCTCATTGCGTGACTTTGACTGGGCAGAGTTGATTGATAGACAAGATCGAATCAGAATGTTGATTGATCCTACTTCACCATACAGCCAAAACGCATCCTTTGCGTTAGGCCGTAAGATGGATGAGATCATTCTTGAGGCTGCATTCGGTGGAGTCCAAACAGGTAAGACTGGCGCAACAACTGTGACATTCCCTGCAGGACAGCAAATTGCTGTTAACTATGTAGAGAGTGGTGCAGCTGCAAACTCTGGTCTAACCATTGGTAAGCTAAGGGCAGCTAAAGAGTCGCTTGATGCGGCTGAGACTGATCCATCAGATCCTAGGTACGTTATTTGTACTGCAAAGCAGATCACAGATCTATTGCAAACAACTGAGGTAACTAGTGCTGATTTTAACTCAGTTAAAGCGCTGGTCCAAGGCGATGTTAACACTTTCATGGGTTTCGAGTTTATACGCACTGAACTCGTAAACACTGACGCTAACTCTCATCGTAGGGTTTTGGCATACTGTAAATCAGGATTGCTAATGGCCGTAGGACAAGATGTCAATGTAGACATTGGTCCTAGACGTGATAAGAGAAATAGTACTCAGGTTTATTGCTCAGCTTCTTTCGGCGCTGTCCGAATGGAAGAACAGAAAGTACTTGAAATCAAGTGCGATGAGAGCTAAGGAGGACTGATATGGCTACACAAAACTCAACTCAGTACGCTAATACTCAGGCCACTCCTCGAGTGATGAATGCTACTCACGAAGATCGTGGTAGGGTTCGAGTTAAAGCGTTTGACTTCACTCAATCTGGTTCTGGATCTGCCGGTGATCAGGCATTACTTGCGCAAATGGAAGCAGGGGCTATGAGGGTCCTGTATGCAGTTGTGACAAATAGTGCTCTCGGTGCATCAAGAACTATGGACCTGGGTCATTTAGGTGCTAATGATGCAGACGGAGTAGCGATTGCCGCTGATCCTGATGCATTTAGTGCAAACACCGCAGTTGCTACTGCAGGTACTACGACCATTCAGATCAATAGCCAAATCACAACCAAAGACGGTTTTGTATTGGCTGCACAGATCAACGATGGTACTATACCTGATGCTGGTACACTGTCTGGCTACGTTTGTTACGTCATCGACTAAGGAGATTGAGGGGAGGTTAATTCCGAACACCTCCCCTCAAACCTATCATGGCAGCATCTGATATAGAAATTATAAACCGAAGCCTGGCACTATTAGGTATTGAGTCGATCACCTCACTATCTGATAACAGTAAACAGGCATCAGTAGCTCGTGTATTATTTGATGATACGCGTGCAGCTGTATTTAGGGGGCATCCTTGGAACTGCTTGACAAAACGAGCAGCTTTACCTAAAGATGTGACTCCACCGGTTTATGGATATGCAAACAGGTTTGTATTACCTGCTGATTTTCTAAGGCTATTAGAAGTAGAAGATCCGACACAAACAGTGTTTCAATTAGAAAGGCGGCATATATTATCTGACGAAGGGCAAATGAATATTAAATATACGTCCCTAGTTACAGATGTAACTTTATATGACACGCTATTAGTTGATACATTGGCTGCAAGAGTCGCTGCTGATCTAGCTCAACCGTTGCTGCAAAGTACATCTGCCATGGAACAGATGTTCCAAATGTACGAACTTAAATTAAGAGAAGCTAAGTTTGTAGATGCACAAGAGCAACAACAAGACGTGCTGGATGCTGACTACTGGCTTGAATCACGACAAGGGGTAATTAGACCTAATATTAACACTCCACCGAGGTAGACATGGCTAAAGTCACGCCGATACAAACAAATTTTACGGGCGGTGAAATTAGTCCTAGACTGCTTGGTCGTGTTGATTTGACTAAGTACACAAGCTCTGTGCAGCGTTGTGAAAACTTTATTTGTTTCCCTCATGGCGGTATCACTAAACGATCTGGTACAAGATTTATTGCTGAGGTAAAAGACAGCAGTAAAAAAGTACGTTTGATACCATTTATCTTTAGTACGGTACAGGCTTATGTTTTAGAGTTTGGCCATAACTATGTAAGATTTTATCGTAATGAGGGACAAATACAAGTACCATCACCTGGTACAGGTGCTTATGAAATAGTTAGTCCTTATGGCGAAGATGACTTAGATGAAATTAAATTTACACAATCAGCAGATATTTTATATTTAACGCATCCTAATTATCAAACACGTAAATTAAGTCGTACTGGTCATACAGCCTTTTCATTTAGTTTATTTGACGCCATTGATGGACCATGGGGTGAAATAAATACTACAAGCACTACATTGACTGCTTCTGCTACGTCAGGTAGTGTTACGATTACAGCATCAGCTGTAACTGGTATTAACTCAGGACAAGGATTTATATCGACAGATGTGGGGCGTGGTATTAGGATACTTAGGTCGGGCAAATGGGGAGCAGCATACATCACAGCGGTTAACAGTACGACATCTGTTACTGCCACTACTTGGCCTGATTTTTCTTTTGGTGATACTACTGGTACTGATAACTGGCGGTTAGGTATATGGTCAGATACTACTGGCTGGCCTACTACTGCTACTTTTTATCAACAACGATTATTTTTTGCAAACAATATAACAACTCCAAATACTCTGTGGGCATCAGAGTCAGGTAACTTTGAGACTTTCTCCCCCACTAATAGAGACGCAGAGGTGCTAGATGACTCCGGTCTTGATCTTACCTTAGCTACTGATCAAGTGAATGCAATACGTTGGATGTATGGAGCCAAGCAGCTACTCCTTGGTACATCTGACGGGCCTTTTGTTGTATCATCTGGTAGTGATAACCTTGCGCTGACTCCCAACAACGTAACAGTTAACAGGGAGACAACGGATGGTACTGCTAATCTGCGTCCTATTGGTGCTTCTAGGGCCACTATTTTTATTGATCGAACCAGAACGAAGATCAGAGAACTCGCTTATAATCTCGAGGTGGACGGCTTTAGTACTCCTGATCTTACTCTTATTGCTGAACATATTACTACCGGTAACGCCAAGGAGTTAGCTTATACTCGTTCACCTGATAGTTTAATATGGACATTACTAGATACAGGTGAATTAAGGTGCTTAACATACGAAAGAGCACAAGACGTTGTAGCTTGGCATAGACACATACTAGGTGCTACAACCGGTGGTGCTGCTAAAGTAAAAAGTATTGCAGCCATACCGTCAGCAGATGAATTAGAAGAACAATTATATATGATTGTTGAAAGAACTATAGGCGGTTCGACAAAGCAGTATGTAGAATTTTTAGAAAAAGCATTTGACCAGGCCAAAGGAGACGTTCCTAAAGATGCCTTCTTTGTTGATAGTGGGCTGACCTATGACAACCCTTCTGTCTCGGTTACTTCTGTCTCTGGTTTAGATCACTTAGAAGGTGAAAGCGTTAGGATATTAGCTGATGGTGCTAACCATCCTAATAAGACAGTTAGTGGCGGCGAAGTAACATTAGAAAGATCTGCTAATACTGTACATGTAGGCTTATCATATAGAGCGTTAATGCGTACGCTAGATCCTGAAGTACAAACAGAAACAGGCCCGTCACAAGGTAAGACCAGACGTATTGAAAGAATTACAGCCAGGGTGGTAGATACCTATACACTTAAAATAGGGCCATCACTTAATAATCTACAAGAAATACCTTTTCGTACGCCATCTATACCTATGGGTTCATTAGAACTATTTACTGGTGACAAAAGGTTATTGTTAGCTCATACGCCTGATCGACAGTTTGATTTATATTTTGTACATGACGATCCATTACCTTGTACAGTTTTGGCTATCATGTATGCATTGGTGGTGTCAGAACGATGATAGTTGTACCATTCGAAAACTGGCATTTAGATTTTTTAGTACCTGAATATCCTGTATTTAGGGATGGAGTAAATTGGGAAAAGCAAGCTGTGGCTTTTACTCTGACTGAAGACGGTCATTTTTATGCCATATTTGGGGCGATACCTATATGGCCAGGAAATTATGAAACATTCTTATTTGTAAGTAAAAAGTTTCAAAACCGCAAATTGCAGTGTATAAAGTTAATTAAGCAGCAAGAAAAATTTCTTGTTGATAACTTTAAGCCAAGGCGTGCCCAAACAACAGTGCCTACCGCTAACTGTGTCTGGCAGCGTTGGTTAGAGTGGCAGGGGTATGTTAATGAAGGCGTGATGAAAGCGTTTGGGCCAGATGGACGTGATCATTATAGATATGCAAAGGTGTATTAATGGGGTTTGAAGTTGCAGTAGCTATGATGGCGGTTGGTACCGCAGTTTCAGCCTATGGCCAGTATCAAGCAGGCAAGGCGCAGAAACGGGCTTATGATTATAATGCTCAGATACAAGAGCGTAATGCTAAAATAGCTCAAGATCAGGCCGCATACGAAGCTCGTCGTCAAGAAGCTAGAACGCGTAAAATGTTGGCAGCACAGCGTGTTGCTTATGCAGGATCTGGTTTTGTATCTGGTACAGGTACAGCGCTTGATACTTTACGCCAAACAATGACGGAGGGTGAAATGGATAAAATGGCAATATTATATGGCGGTAGCGTAGAAGCCGTTAATCAGCGCTCGCAAGCAGCCTTGTCTAGAATGCAAGGTAAAGCTGCATATAAAGCTGGTATGTATAATGCTGCTGGAACCTTGTTAGCAGGCGGTGGTCAGACGTATACTACTCATGCACAAGGTAAAGCGTTAGGATTAACATAAATGGTACAGGTCCCTAAATATTCAGATCAAGGTGGTGAAGTAAGTTTACCTACACGTAGGCTAACTCCTATGAGCGGTGGTGCTATACAACAGCTTGCTGCTCCTGGTAGAGCTATGGCTAACATGGGTAAGGGCATGGTGTCTGCAGGCACAAGCATTGCTAACTATGAAATAGATCAAGCTAAAAAAGAAGCTAAGATGTGGGTTGTATCGGCAGAAGCAGATCTAAGAGAAGAAATGACTGCGTTAATCGAAGATACAAAATTAAAACAAAAGCCAGATGATTACTTGGCAAACGATTCCTTTCAGGATGGCAGCAATCAAAATACATATACTAACCAGATTAAAAATGGTTTTGACGGTATTATTAGTAAGACTGAAAAAGGTCCTGATGGCAGCGAAAAATCAAGATATAAAGCACCAAACGAATATACTGCTCAATTGTGGGAACAGCAAAAAGTACAGCTTAAGGGAGCCTATGCAAATCAAGCTATGGGCTATGAAGCTGACTTAAGGTCTAAAGCTAAACTAGACAAACTTACACAGTCATTTGACAAGTATAATAATCAAGTCTTAAAAAATCCAGAGCTCATTGATATATCAATGATGAGTATAAAAACTTTGGCCGAGGTCGAAGATGATCCTAAAACTAAAAACATAGAAGGTGGTATTAAAGCAGAACACTTGATTGGTGTCTCACGTGCAGCTCAACAAGACCTAGTGTATAACGCTACTATTGGTTTAATCAGGGAGGATGCCTTTTTAGCTTATGCCTTGCTACAAGGTAAACGCGGCAAAAACTTTGATCATGATCTTGCTAAACACTTAGGAATTTTAAAACCAGGAATTAAAGAACAGCTGATGTCCAAAGCTAAAATACAAGCTATGGTCGTTGGTAAAAAAGAACTTAATGACTTAAATAATTCTGTTAACAATCACGTAGCCAGTTTAGCAGCAGGCGGCGATGGTATAGATGCCTTTAATAAACCGAATGGTTTAGAGAATGCTTTTATCGGTACATACGGCGGTCCTTATGGTGCAATCAAGTTGCAGATGCTACCTGAACTTTACGATGCTTTTGAGATAGATTTAAAAGCTGCTGCTAGTAAAGTTAAAGTAGCAAGAGCAGTCGGGCAGTTTGTCAATGGCAGTACTTATCTTACTACTGATAAAATCATAACTGCATCTAGAGATCTTGCCGATCTTGTTAAAAATAAAGATATAACAAACATGAAGGCAAGTGATGTACAAAACTTGATATTACAAAATATTGGTGATGAAACAGTAGATCTTACTAAGATGAACCCTGTTGAATTACAAACATTTACTTCTAGCGTTTTGACGCACATGAATAGTGTGCTTGAATTAAGATCGTCAGACTTTGGCGAGTATGCATACAACCATGATCCAATACAATCTATTGAAGATCCCTTTGAAAAGCGAGATGCAATCATTGCTTACGCTGATGAGTTAGGAATTAAAAATCCTAGCTTGCTGCCAAATAGAGATGCTGCAAAAATTGTTGCTAATCTTAAAAGTATGACTAATCCTGATATGATGATGGTTGCTTATGGCCAGTTAGAACAAGATTATGGCGAGCATTTTGATAGAGTCTGGAGTCAATTGACTACGATGAAAGGCGGTCTAGGTAATGAATGGATGCTAATAGGTGCCTTTAGTAAATCAAATGCCGGTCCAATGTTAGCAGCTGCCTTTGCTGTAGATCATGATCAATTAAAAAAGACAGTTGAGTCTTATGGCGCTGGTTTTAAAATGCAAAAAATTAATGAAGCAGTTCAAGGTACTATGGGCGAGCTGCTGCATACATTTCATGGTGGCATGTTTGGCAGGGAAGATGCCGGACAAGATATGAGAGACCTAATCACAAATGCTGTCATGATGGAGATACAAAAAAGTGGCGGTAAGACAGATGTTACTAAGG